CATAGAACATCAAGTTTGAACTTCTTCCAGTAAGTTGATCTACACTATTGACTACTGGTTCTAGACTATACTTTTCCCTATTAGGTGTATCTTGAGGAATATAAACGTCTTCACCTGGGGTGTAATCATCATATTCTTTCCTACCTATGTAAGCAGACATATTTTCAACATTTGCTTTGCTGAATAATTGTTCTACTGTACTTTCGAAAAAGTTTTTAACAGTAGTAGTCTGAATATTACTAGGTAAATCTTTGTACTTTTTGTCAGCCATTTATTTTAATATCCACTGCCTGATGAACCACTTCCTGTGTTGCCTGCTGAATTATTTGACAACGTGTTGTTCAATGTTATTGTATTTCCTGTTCCACTTTCGCTAACACTCTGATCTAATACATAAGTTCCATGATAATGCATTATGCCATTTGGCATGTAAAATACTTTACCAAAGAATTCATGTGTATGACTAGTGCCATCGCCAGCAAAGTCACCTGCTTCTTTAGTTGCATATAATGGATAGTATCCATTTATAGCATATGGCCCTACTTGATTGGTAGCACCGTCATATGTTGTTAAGAGTCCTGTTGATGATTTGTCTGGTCTAATATTAGATTGTGTAAGTTTATCTACGACATCAATGTCTAATATGTTTGCAGTACTTATGAACAATTCATCTGCGTCTGATTTAACCTGGAATAAATCACCAAATACACCACTAGCAGTTTTAGGTACTATAACAATACTACCTATTGCATTACCAACTTGCTGATGTATGTAACTACTTAATTCTGTAAAGTAGAAGGTATCACCAAAGTCCCAATTTTCAATATTGAAATATCTATTTACTGCGGCAATAACTTGCGTTCTAATTTCGTTGTCACTTAAACTTGTACCTGGAAGTCTAACAACTTTAAATCTTGCTTGTAATTCTGGTTCTGCATCATCACCAAATAATAATTTAAATTTACCACTTCTGAAAACTAGTTGATCACTTGCAGATTTTAAATCATTTAAATGCATAAACTCTGTTTCTAATTCTGACGGAGTTGGTGGTGTAGGATAATCTGTACCTGGTACATTTAAATATGATTGCATTTCGTTGTAATATGTTGTTGTTAAAATAAACATTTCGTGTATATTACTAATACTAGGATCTATTCGCACACTATTGTCTGCAATATGATTCCATTTAAATACAACCGGTTGTTGTCTTTTTGCTTTTGAGTTTTGTGTAAAACTTCTTCCTTTTTTAGCAAAATGTGAAGAAGACTCATAATGAGATACTCTTGATAAATTTGTACTACTTTTTGACAGTTGATAAACTTTGCCATCTGCTTTTGCATAAACTTTTTTATTATGCAACTTTCCAATGGTGTTATCAAATGATGTATTAGGATTGCCCGAGCCTTCAATAACTCCTTTAGTTTTAACTAAGAAGTATGCATAATCGTCTGTTAAATGTACAGTACCTGTATTATTTTCTGCATCACCTATACTGTCTCCAGCAATTCGTGAATAGTCTGAACTAAAGTTTACACCATTTTCTTTTCTTAAATCTAATATGCCTGATTTAACAGGTCTTGTATAAGTATACCCATCAAACTCTTCGTATTGTTCAAATAAAACTATATCATCTCTACCTACAAAGTCTGCAAATTGTATAGGATTATTTGGTGCATCACCGCCTTCTGTATTTACAGGAGTTACTTTTATTTTTTTAGGATCAGTAAAGCCATCTTGATATGTGAAGTTTCCAATTGCACTATAAATTATTGGATCATCTAATCTTGTTGTATCTGTAACATATCTAATTTCTATAGTGTCACTTCTATTTTGTCTTGCAGTACTATCTGCACCATAGTGTTGTCTTTCGTTTAATCTAATCTGCAAGTTACCTGATTGGGTAGTAACATTACTATCAAGTAAGAATAACCCAAAGCCATCACCAGCGGCACCCGGTGCCAATGTTCTGTTATTATTAAAAGATGTGCCTTCTTTGTTATATGAGTAAGAAATGTTACCATTGTTATCTAATATGTTTACACCAAATGTAGCATTTGTAAATGCAACGTTTACAATTGGTAAACTATCAACAAGTCCGGAGTTCTTTACTACAACAACGTTTGCATCGTCAGTTGTATTTGGACTTGTGCCTAATTGTAATGTTATTTCATCAACAAATTCTCCACTTGAAGAAGAGCCTTCCTTCCATAAGCCAAAGTTAGATGTAATACTAACTTCTAAATCACTATATTCGATGTTTCTAGAAATAAGAGGTATATTAGCAAATGTATCACCTGTTGATACAAGATACCATTTATCACCGATGTTGTTATCGTTTGTATCTCTCCATTCAAACACTTCGCTAAAACTTGGTCTTACATTTAATGTTGTAAGTTCAACAGTATCGTATAGTGCCAAGCCTGTTGCACTATCTTGTATTCTATTGGTATTCACATTATAGAATCTAACTTCTTCTAGGCTTTCAAAAATAAATTGAGTGCCTCTAATTTCTATATTGTATCTATATGCTGAAGCATCTACTGGTACATAAGTAAATTTTAAAAGCCAACTTGCGTCTGCTTGTCCACCTGTTTCGTCTCCACTGTTTGCAATACTAAATTCTATGTCGTCTGATAAGTCATTATTTTCTATAATATAATATCTATTGTCAGTTGGATCAAATCTCAAACCAAAAGTTCTTTTGTTTGCTAATGCTGTTTGCAGTTCTGTTCTTTCTAATGCAAATAATGTTTTTCTTAAAACAGTAATTATTTGATCTGATTTCCATCCATTTGGAATTTCTCTGTCTAGTGTAATAGGACCGTCAACATTAGTACCACTAGCAGTTCTAATTGCATTGTTTGTAATTGATATTATTTTTGCCCATTTATAATCACCTACATTAGCAGGGTCATAAAACTTCATTACTGAGCCTTCTTGTATAATCTTAAATAAGTTATTGGCTGTATTTAAATCAATAGCATTATTTGTTGTATAAGTTTCTGTTAAGAAACCTTTACTACCTGTATCTTTTTTAGGTAATGTATTCCATGCAATATTAAATAGTTCTAAATTAAATGTATCTTTGTAAGATGCAGTATCTAAGAATGAATCTCTAAAATCACTGTATATAAAATCATTCAGTTTTTGATTTTTTAGTATAGTTGGTATTTTTGTATTTACAAAATCCAACGGTGTATTTACATTATCAAAATTAAAGTAATCTGAAGAGTTTGAAGTCTCTGAATACAATGCACCATCTTCTGCAATCGAACTTGTAGTTTGGAATGTGCTAGTTGGGTCTGTAATATCTATATATCTACTATGCCCAGCATGTGTTTTATTTGTTACTTTAAGTTTTGAGATATTAGTACTTTTTGCTAAAGGGAGTACTTGGTAATCTTGGGCACTAATCATTCTATCTTGTGAGTAGTATGATTGTGGTGCTCTTTCTTTAATGCCTGCAATACTTTCTGCAGGTAAACTGTTGTTCACAGCATTTTCTAATCTTGTTGTAATTGTAAGTTCGTAGTTTTTACCATCGCCATTCACATAAGGTATAGATGTTGTTACAATACCAAAGTCATCTGGCTGTACACTGAATCTTTCATTATCACTAGTTCTGTAGTATAGCCTATAGTTCCCAACAGGTACATTAGCAAAGTTACCATCTGCAAATTGCAAGTTGATGCCACCAGTACCTAAATTTTGTACAGCATAAAGCAATGGTGTTTGTTTTGCCTTCACGTTGTACATTAGTGTCTGTCCAATTGTATTAGGTACTTTTTCCCATTTTGCTAGTACACTTCTATCTGCATCTATTTGTTGTAAGTAAACATCTGTTTCGTTGATGTCATCTACACCAACTGTTTGTTGTCTATTTTCTACTGGTTGTGCAAAGTTAAATTCTTGGCTGGCTAATGTTCCTTGTTTGAACATCATAAAGAAACCAGTGTTGTTACTGGATAATCCCAATCCATCATTTCTGTGTACTATAGAAAAATCATTTTGTGGATCTGGATGCTTTTCATAAAAGAAACCTGCATCGTCGAATTCTACATTTACAAAGTCGAATGCTCTACTAATACCATTTATATCTCTTTTGTAGTTAAATGTTAAAGGAGCATTTGCAGGAGTTTTAACATCGTACTTGTCAGTAGCAATGCCTCCAACTGTGCCTGACTTAACAGGCTTACTAAATCTGTTGACGTTACCGAATGCACTATTTAATATAGTAATAAATTGTTCGTAACTGTCTGGGTTGTTGGCATCATTCCAACTTACTGTTCTATTGTTTAGAGGAGTACCTGAACTATCAGTTAAAGGTTCTGATGTTGCAACACTAACTATTTTTGCTAAGCCACTTGCCGCAATATTTCTTTTAGGGTTATAACCTAATTGCCTAGCAAGTTTAAATACTGAGTCTCTTCTTTCAGCAGTTTCTAAAAAGTTTTCTCTGGTATTGACATCCATTCTAAATGCAATACTTTGAGCAAGATATGCCAGCAATTCTATAATTGCTATAAATTCTGAACTTTCTATATAGTCGTTAAAGTTTTCTGGAAAGTTAGTTCTGATATATTCAACCATTGCTGTACGAATAGTATCAAAGTCATATGCTTGAAAGTCTACTTGACTGTATGCCTGGTAGGCTACTTCCCAATCTTCAGCCGCGAATAGATTATTTTGTCTGCTGTTTATCGCCATCTTTAAGTCTCTGTATTATTTCTTGCAAAATCTAAATATAGTACTTCTTCATCTAGAAAAGGTAATATTTTAAGATTCACTACAATTTTAACAGTATGATCAAGTGCTTCGGTGAATATGTCTTGTAGTTCTACTCTAGAATCTTTCTCTACTACTCTACGAACCTCATCTTCTACTTCTTGGACAAGAAATTTGTCCAGTGGGTTCATAAGCATGTCTTCAATCCTGGTACCAAAAGAAGGTCTCATTACTCGCTCGCCTTTCTTTGCCTTGAGCTCATTGAGTAAGTCGGTCTTAATTAGTTCACCGTCCGTTAGTGTATACGGGGGTCTAATTTTTCCTATTGTACTAAAGCCTCGATATATGTTTGCCATATCAATATTTATCAAGAACCTTTAAAACACGTTTTAAATAAACCAAAAAAACGGTTGACTTTGTAAGTACTTTAATATATATTATATGGCGTGTGATGAAAATCACATTTAATTCATATTTTACACATTATAGGAAAAAAATGCGTAACGTTATAGAATATTTTGACAATATTTGCAAAAATGCCGAGAAAGCCAACAGAAAGTTAGCAAACTCGGATCAGTCACTGGGTTATGGTAACCGTTTTCATAAAATGGTATCTAAGAAAAAGAATCGCTTTGAGTCTGTAGGATTATATGATTCCTTCACTAAAAAGTATGTTCTATTCGAGATGGTCAACTTAGTTGGGCAAAAGGATAAGATACCAAAAGAGTTTAAAGACATGGAGATGCTTATCAAGAATGCCTTTAGAAACTAGAAATATAATTTTTTTACATGGCACTGGGCAGTCTGCTCTAAGTTATGAATACTATAATTTATTTCTACCTGAACATAATTCTCATTGTTTAGAGTACGACGTTCATGAAGATTTTGATGACATTGTAGATAGATTCCACAATTACTATGTAGACAACTTAGACGGTAAGCAAGTACACCTTGTATGTCACAGTTATGGTTGTCTACTAGGTATGTATCTTGCTAATCGCATTGATTCAAAGGTAGAAAACTTTATTTCTCTAAGTGCTCCTTGGAAAGGTAGTAGAACTGCTAAGTGGTTAAACTTAGTTTTCAGGCAAAGTAAACTGTTTCAAAACACAAGACCAGATAGTGACATAATTCAGTCATTATCTAACTTAAACAATAATTTTGAGATAACTAATATTATTACCACAGGTTCATCTGGAGGTGGTAATGTATTAGCAGGATTTGGTCAAGAAAGAAACGATGGTTTACTAACGGTTCTAACACAAGAATCATATCCTGACAATTTTAATAATGTAACTGACATAAAATTTGCGTTAAGTCATACCGAAGTTTTACTAAGTTACGATGTAGTAGGCATCTTAAAAGAAAAGATTTTCAATGAGTAATCAAAACGTAACATTAAATAATACACTAGAAGAAGAACTTAGAATAATTGTGTGTGAGCAAAAGAAACAAATTGTTGAACTTGAAACACTTGTTACACTATTGCAACGTAATATCAAAGATCTCGAAGAGCAAAAATATAATGCTTATAAGAGATTGGCAGAGAAGAACACTACACTAATTGCTTAGTCATCGTTCTTAGGACGATACTCCCAAGGTTCTCTAGTAGTAATAAGACTCAGTAAACTTTTTATTGTGGCTTTAACACCATCCCTTTTACCTTGTGTAGGCATTGGATCAGTATTCTGGTCTATATCGTCTGGATTTTCTGGATATTCCCAAGTAGGTTTTTCAATTGGTTGATCTTGGAATTGATTTATAGGATGTGGTGTTGCAACTTTACCTTTTTCTGCCTGCTGGGCACTACCACCATCATTTAAGTGTACACTAGAACCAAGTACATTATTTCTACCACTTGCTTGTGATGTTATAGTTGACCCAGATTTAATATCAACTCCACTAGCACCGAAAACTTTAAGTTTACCGTCTGATGCTACATCAATGTCGCCGATTGCAGATTGATGTATTTTTGTTTGAGATGTAAGATGAATTGCACCAGTGCTATCTGTTTGTAACACAAAGTCTTTTTTGTTTAACCAGTTTGTTTGATTACTTATGTTGAGGCTAAAGTTTCCTTTTGGATTACCATCAACATCTATAACTTGGTCTGCAGTTTCATATTCTCCGGCTTGTACATATATTGAAGAATTTGCTTCTAGATTTAAATTTTTATCAGACCTAATATTTACATTGCCTTTTGCTCTCATATTAAAATCTCTTTCAGCATATACATTTATATCTCCTGCATCTGACATTTCTATCCATGCAGTTCCTTTTTTGTTTATAATATAAATGTCACCAGATGTATCATCGAGTAATATTTGGTGTCCGCCTCCAGTTCTAATTCTAACATTCTTGCTGTCGCCTTCAATGTCACCATCATCTAGAACAATGCTATGTCCTGGTTCTCTGTGAGTATTATCTTTTTTACTACTTCTTTTATTTGCTACTTCTGGGCCAGGTGTAAGTATTCCAAATACTTGACTTGGTGATTCACGCCTTGCAGAAGATACACTGATTCCTCTAACTGCATCATTTATTAAACCCTGTTCTAAAATTGCTTTTGTTACATAAGGGTTTATAGGTCTTCTTGCATTTATGCTGTGACTAACAGATTCTTCATTTCTGTTTTTTTCTGCAACTGGAACTTTTAAGTTAGTACCGTATGCAGGACCGGCCGCATTACCCGGAACCATGTGTTGTAGTTGATCAGGATATAAGCAACTTATTACAACTGGAAATTTTCTTTTACCATCAGCAAAACATACTAATACAAAGTTACCTGGATCAGGTGGTACCATCCACATACCATATGTTTTTTGTGTATCATGGAAACCATATACTTGTTCATCTTGTCCTATTTTTGCTGAGTGTGTGCTACCAGCAAATGGACTACTCCAATATGCATTGTAGTACCCGTTAGGATCATCTCTGTCTTTACTTAACATTGGAATATAAACTGTAAGCCTACCACTATGTGTAGCATCTTTTGGTCTTACAATAATTTCACCAATATACACACCAAAGTCCAAGTCAGCATGTCCACGCAACTTGTCTCTAAGTCCTTTATTAGTTACTCTAAATCTATCTGCCTTATAAGCCATTAGTCATCTGCTCCGTCATATGAATTCTGTGTCATATCAAGTTTTGCTAAACTCAATGCCGTTTGTTTTTTAGCATTAGTTTCTATTTCAAACATGCCACCACTAAAGTTTGCGGTTATACCAAATATTTGGTACACACCACTTAAAAAGAATGCTGTGCCTTGCTGACTCATGTAACCGCTATTTTCATCTTCATCATCGACGTTAGGGTCTCTAACACGTGGTGTTTGCATTGTGAATAAAAAGTAGTTATCACTTCTATTGTATACTATGTACTGATCTGTGGAATCTTCTTCTTCCTCATTTGCCTTCTTAACTTGTTTAGGTGCTTTTGGTTCTATTTCCGGTGGTCCTAAGTACCAAGGATCTCCTCTTACTTTTAAACCGAGGTCTACTAATATACTTGCGTCGTTTACGTTTTGATACATATACCCAAATAATGTGCCTTTAGCACCACCATCACTAGTGTTTGAATTGTTTACAATAACATTGTGGTCATACACCATACCAGGTAAAGGACCTACATCTGCTTCTTCACCTTTGAGAGCATTTGCTAGTGAGTTAGTAACTTGTTGATCTGTTAGTTCGCCAATAACAGTTGGGCTACCACCTGCATCGTGCATTAGTTCAGCACTATAAATAAATCCACTTGGCTCTGGTTTATATGTTCCATCAAAATCATTTGTGGGTGTAGTATCTTTATTGTTATCAGAAGCCGCTGTTTGATAATAGTCTGTAGGGTTCTGTCCACCACTTTGCAAATAGTTTATAGTTTGAGCTAATCTATTTCTTTGTTCTTTGTCTTTTCTTAGTTTCTTTCTTTCATCATCTGTTAGATTTAATCTGTCAGCAATTTTATCAAAATATTGATCATCGTCTTTTAATTTTTTAGCAATTTGTGTAGGATCTTCTACAGCCGCATCTGTTTTTGCTGATCTTTCTTTTCCTTCATTGTCACCATCTGTTGAAGGACTGCCAGGTGCATTTGGACTTGATGAAGCATCACCTAGATAACCTCCACCTGGTGCGGCCAATAATACTTGACCTGCTTTGTAAGATATGTCTGCACTTAGGATTTGATCATTTAGTCCAGTATACAAATAATGATATGCTTTTTTAATTAGTAATTCGTTTACACGTTTTGTAACGTTTTCTTTAGACAGTTTAAATTCGCTTTGCGATAAATTGTTGTCTTGGTCTGCTGTCTTATATATTATAGGCTTGTATGTAACTCTTCGAGCATAAGCATTACGTCTTGCGTCATAGCCGTTTTCTATATATTCCATATCAGCAGTCATTTTATACCAATATGTAAATGTTTGATTTAAATCTAATCCATGCTCGTCAATGATAGGATTATCTAACCCACCTTTTTTTCTTGATGACTTATCTAAGAATGCTTCATTCATTACTAGCATAGTTGATAATATTCTGTGGAAGTTTGTTCCTTCTGGTACTTGTATTCTATCTCTTCTCCAAAAACCTCCAGTGGCTTCTATGCCGCCATCTAAACTTTCTGGTGAGTCTTCTAACATCTTTTCAAATTCTTCACGTGATTTTATACCATATGATTCTGCATTCATCAATCTGTTTAATTGTTCGGCATCTTTGTAATTACTATACTTTATACTGTCATCACCTAAAACTTCTTTTAGTTGACTTAAATCAAAAATAATTTCATCGCTGATAAGTTCTTCTTTTTTATTATTCTTTGTATAGTTTTCAATTGCTTCTGTTAGACTCTCAAAACACTCTGTAATGGTATCACCTGTAAATGATGTATCAGCAGGTAATGTATAATACTTGTCGGTCCATGATTCGTCGTCACCAATAGTTACAAAAAAGTCATATGTACTTCCTGCATCTGTGATAGAAACATCTACTGTAGCAATATGACATTCGTAAATGTATGGACCTGCTATCTGTGTTTCTATTTCACCACCACCTTCTAAATCATCTAGATCTTCTTTATAACCCTTAAAATTTATTTCTAAAAATAACGGTACAGGTGCAAAAACACCTGCTTGTATTCCTAAATGTTTTTTAGCGGCCTGTATTTGATCTAATAAATCTGCGGCTCCTGGTTGTATTAGTGTAAACTGTGCCGATGTGGCAAAAGCACCACTGGCTCCTTTTTTAATGTCAATTGATAAGTCATCAATTTGTACACCTGTTACACTAGTCTGTGCAACAATAACTGTATTTTGAGGTTCGGCTGATTTTGCTTTTTTAAGATAACCACCTCCATCTGACGTAAGGTCAGGGATCATATAAAGTTTTAATGTGTAAGTAGAATTTTGGTAAGCATCTAGAATATTACCTTGGACTCTGCCAAGATATCTATCTTCTTTTTCTGCTTCAGATTGCTTAGGATTTTTATCTGTCATTACAATACTCTATCAATAGTTTCTCTTGGAGGGATATGAATTTTTTTACCGGATGTAAAATCTGTCAAAGGGTCAATAATTACATCTGGATTTCTTAGTGCAAAAACCCACCACAACTTTACAGTTCCATATAATTCATGTGCTAATAAATCCGGTCTATTCTCATATCGAGATTCTATTGCATAGAGTCGATCAGCGGTACTTTTAGGAATCTTAGGTAAGTTGTTCATACCTAAGTAAAACTTATTTACATCTGCTTTTTTTAAAAAACTTTGATTGCTATGAAAACTTGCCATTAAATAAATCCTTGATTGTACTGCTTGCCACTTGTAAATGCATTAAGATCAAATCTTTTTCTTGTTTTTCTGTATGTGTACTGTGGTGCTAATTCGATCATAACACTTGTTTCAGTTGGCATCATTGTAGTTGTGCCTTTAAATTTTACTGGAACGTAATCAACATCTGCAGGTAATTGGAAGTTATAGTTCCTAATAATTACTGGCAGTTTGTTAAATCCAAATTCACCTAGATATTCAAATAGTAATACTGGTGGTGGAGTTCCGTAATACCCACCTGTTACAGCCGCGTCACCATAATATGCTTTAGTAACACTTCTTAAAAAATGAAATACTGCTAACATATACTGTCCTTCCTCTACTGTGTTTGCTGTAAACGTACCTGTGATAGGTAGTGTAGTAGGTCTAGAACTAATAAATGTATAAAACGGATAATTTGAGCCGTGTTGTTGTGCTTCGTTATAATCTACTGAGGCTTGCAAAAATATGTCTGGTGTAAACGGGTAAACTATACCACCTCTATCTTGTAAAGGTTTGAGTATACTGTCTTTTTGTTCTTCACCTTTTGAGTCTACTAATCCATAGGCAAACTTCTCACCGCCACGTTTTGGCCGTATTCTTGCCCTCCAATCAACATCATTAAATGTTGTAGAGTCTGTTCTGCTTATCAATGAGTCAAACGCATTTGTTGGTGTTTGTGCCTCTTGATTAAAATTTGTTTCGTCTGCCATAATTGCTCCTGCGTTATATTTATCACGATAAATAATAACGAGTTTTAATTTTAAAAAAAAACGTTGACTTTTGCAAAATAATGTATTATAATGCGTTATCAGTAAAGGAGATTACATGGTACAGGCTAAGAAACAGAATTACTTAAACAATAAGGATCTACTAAAAGAAATACATAAGAGTAAGATGACTTATTGCTACATTCAAGATGAAAGATACTTGATGGTAGACATCATTGTTGATGATGTTAAAAAAATCAACAAAGAAACAATTAAACAGGCACAATTAAACCGTGTTTCTAAATTGCAATCGACTGCTTATCAAGCCGCAGTAGCAAAAGGAGACTGGGATAAGAAACCTAAACAAAAAGACTTTGCAGTAGACCCTCTCTCTATTCCGGTAGATGAGTTAGTATTTAGAGTTATGACATTTGAGCATATCCCAGATGAACCAGGTAGAAAGAAAACATGCAAAACACTTGCAGACACAAAAGCAAAAGTAAACTTTCCACCATTCAAGCATTATATACTTGATAGCAATGGTATCAATCCTAGAGAAGTTGCTAGAAGTCATTGGCAAGGTAGTTTAAGTAATGGTCAGTTTGATTGTGAACATGGACAGATTACAAATGAACTTGGCAGAATGTTTATGAAACTTGTTGAGCGTTACAGTCAAAGAGGTAACTGGAGAGGTTACACTTATGTAGACGAGATGCGTGGACAAGCATTAGTACAACTTGCACAAGTTGGATTGCAGTTTAATGAAGCAAAATCAGATAATCCGTTTGCATATTATACTGCAACGGTGAATAATAGTTTTACAAGAGTTCTAAATTTAGAAAAAAGAAATCAATCAATACGTGATGATATTCTTATTGAAAGTGGGCACTTACCTAGTTACGGCAGACAAATTCAATATGAAAATGAAATGAAGGCCGCTAGAGCAGATGCACAAACAGAATTAGAAAATTCACCACAAGAGTAATCCTATATGGCAAACCTTTTTGAAAGGGCCGCATGTTTTACAGATATACATTACGGCTTAAAACAAAACAGTAGACAACATTTAAAAGATTGTCATGACTTTGTAGACTGGTTTATTGCAGAAGCAAAAGCCAGAAATGCAGAAACATGTATATTTTTAGGTGACTGGCATCATCACAGAGCAAGTATAAACATTGCTACTATGAATGCAACTATTAAAGACCTTAAAAAATTAAATGATAATTTTGAAACAGTCTACTTTATAACAGGCAACCATGATTTATATTACAGAGAAAAACGTGATCTAAACAGCATTGAGTTTGCAAGAGACTTACCTAACTTTGTCATGGTTGATGAACACTTTTGTCAAGATGGTGTTGCAATTATACCATGGTTAGTTGGGGACGAACACAAAAAATTAAACAAACTAGATTGTAAATATATGTTTGGTCATTTTGAGTTACCTTACTTTAAAATGAATGCAATGGTAGAGATGCCAGACCACGGTGGTATTACAGCAAACGATTTATCAAACCCAGAGTATGTGTTTAGTGGACATTTCCACAAACGTCAATACAAGAATAATATACATTACATAGGTAATGCTTTCCCACATAATTATGCTGATGCAGGTGATTGGGAACGTGGTGCTATGTTTTTAGATTGGGATGGTGAACCTCAATATGTAAATTGGGCAGAATGTCCAAAGTATGTAATGACTGGACTTAAAGAATTACTTGATAGAGCAGATGATATACTTGATGCACAAACACATGCTAGAGTAAAGTTAGATGTGAATATTTCATATGAAGAAGCAAATTTTATTAGAGAGACATTTGCTGAAAAATATAAAGTAAGAGAATTACAACTTTTACCTATTAAGGAAGAAGAAGAAATTTTTGACGGTGTTGATATACAGTTTGAAAGTGTAGATCAAATCGTTATACAACAATTAGAAACAATCGAAAGTAACTTAGTTGACACACAAAAACTTATTAGTATTTACAGAGAGATAGAAGTATAATGCTCACGATTAAAAATGTAAGTGCAAAGAACTTTATGAGTATTGGTAACAATACTCAAGCAGTAAACTTTGACACAGAATCACTAACATTAGTACTAGGGCACAACTTAGATTTAGGTGGTGACGGCAGTAGAAATGGTACTGGCAAAACTACTATTATCAATGCACTCAGTTATGCATTGTATGGCGATGCACTAACAAACATTCGTAAAGATAATCTCATAAACAAAACAAACGCCAAAGGCATGATTGTTACTGTTGATTTTGAAATCAACGGAATTGAATATCGAATCGAAAGAGGGCGTAGGCCAAATGTATTGAAGTTTTTTGTAAATGGATCTGAGGCGGCTGATGATGAGCAACAGGGCGATAGTAGAGAAACACAAAAAGATATTGAAAAGATAATTGGTTTCCCACATAATATGTTTAAGCATTTGATTGCATTAAACACATATACTGAACCTTTCCTCAGTATGAAAACAAATGATCAACGAGATATGATTGAGCAGTTGTTAGGTATTACAGAGATTAGTTCAAAAGCAGAAGTACTAAAAGAAAAGTTAAAAGAAACTCGCGATAAAATTAAAGAAGAAGAACAACGAATAACCGCAGTAAACAATGCTAACGAACGTATTGGTAAAAATATACAAGAAATCGAATTACGTGGTAGAGCATGGGCTAAAAATAAAGAAGACAAAGTACATCAATTACAAACTAGTTTAGATGCATTACAACAAACTGATATTGATGCAGAGTTAGAAAATCATAGACAAGCAACAGAAATAAATCAAAAGTATACACAAATACAAAGTGTACAAAATGAGGTTAAGCAACTTACAACCAGTTTAAAACGTAATGACGGTAACCTTGCAACACTTGTTAAAAATATTAAACTTGCTAATGAAGGTATATGCCCTGCGTGTGAACAAAGTACAGCACATTTAGATACGCATGAAGAATACACAAAAGATCTAGAAACTAAATTAGCAGAAGAAAAATCTTACAGCGAAGAATTAAAGACTAAACTGTCAACATGTGAAAAGCAATTGATTGACCTAGGCGAGTTACCTGAAACACCTATTACATTTTATAACAACATGGAAGATGCATTGGGACACATGCACAATGTTACTACACTAAAAGAACAAATAGAAGAGAAGATTAAAGAACAAAATCCATACACTGAACAAGTTGAACAACTAAAAGTAAATGGTATGGAAGAAATTAGTTACGACTTAATAAACGAACAAACATATTTAAAAGAACATCAAGAGTTTTTACATAAGTTATTGACCAGTAAAGATAGTTTTATTCGTAAGAAAATTATTGATCAAAACTTGCAATATCTAAACTACAGACTAGGTCATTATTTAGACAAACTTGGCTTACCACATGATGTTAAGTTTAGCAGTGATCTAAGTGTAGAAATTACAGAGTACGGCAGAGACTTAGACTTTGATAATTTAAGTAGAGGTGAACGTAACAGACTTATACTAGGTATGAGTTGGGCATTTAGAGACATCTACGAAAGTTTAAATAGACCAATGAATTTGATGTGTATCGACGAACTAGTTGACTCCGGAATGGATACTACAGGTGTTGAAAATGCATTAGCAGTTCTTAAGAAAATGGGTAGAGAGGCAAACAAGAACGTTTTCCTTATATCACACAAGGAAGAATTGCAAGGTCGTGTAAATAACGTCCTGTATGTAATCAAAGAAGGAGGATTCACTAGTTACAGTAACGATATTGAAATCCTCGAAGAGACTTAATGAGCGAATGGACATTTAAAGGTAAAAAAGTAGACGCACTTCCGGAAGATTGTGAAGCATTTGTATATCTAATTACAAACACAACAAATGATAAAAAATATGTTGGTAAAAAACTTGCCAAATTCAAGACGACCAAACCTCCCTTAAAAGGAAAGAAGAACAAACGTCGTGGTACTAAAGAAAGTGACTGGCGTACTTATTGGGGGAGCTCAGATCATTTAAAAGAAGATGTAGAACTACTAGGTGAAGACAGTTTTATTAGAGAAATTTTATACTTTTGTCCTAGTCGAGGTTCTGCAGGCTACCTAGAGGCCAAAGAACAATTTGATCGACGAGTACTCGAATCAGATGAATATTATAACGGAATTATAAACGTACGGATAGGTGGTTCAAAAATCCTACGAGAATTTTTACAAAAGATATAACTATATATCGAACAAGGCACACATTAGACACAACGTCAAACTAACACAGAACCCTACATAGGACTATACACCCGCCCCGACAGAGGCTACGAATATCTGGCTCCTCGACAATCCGGCAATGGAAACACCCGGTGCGAGATTGGAGATGTATAGCGGCAAAGATACAAACAAACGACAAACAGTATTAAAAGAATGTAAGCTCTGAGAAAAAGCAACTTACAAGTTTGTATAACAGAACTCTACAACGTTATACAGGCTTCCGTGAGATTCGTGACGGTAGTGTATGGGGAGAGAAAGCTCACTGCTTCCTAGTAGCACCCGAGTTAGAGATGGCGATGCTCATCATGATGACATCTATTTTTTTTCACCTGGCAACAGGTGAATTATGGCTTAACTTTCATGATAACGTTTAATTATAAAAAAACACTTCTAACAAAAACTGATATGAACGAAGTGAATGAAGTTTGCAGTTGGAAAGATACGAAGTATCTCTTATAGAGACTGCAAATAAGTTATAGTGTCTGAATAACTTTTTCTTAAGTTTAAACTGAATAATTTAGTTAGTTCATTTATATTACTATGATCACAACCATGTTTTTTAGTAACATCTAAAATCATTATTTGTTGAGGGTTTATGTATTTGCTATGTGAGGAGTCTTCATGAGTTATATACACAGGAAAATCATTTAGATTAAATAACACATTACATTTTCTAGTAAATGGATTTCTCCAACCTGTTAAAAAATCTTCATGAAGTTGTACTATTTGATTAGGGTTTACATTTTCAAACCCTGCACTATGTTCTGGTAACACTTCTATAGGACTTACCGCTAGTTTTATTTTATCTGCACATTTTAAATCTTTAACCATTAAGATATCTTGCGTCATGTCTGGTGTGTCTGCTCTATGCATAAAATATTTTTTATCTTCTGGAATAGTTATAGATATCTCTTCTTCTAACGATAACAGTAGATCCACGTCATAATTAAAATTTAATACGGTACTAAACATTAAAGTATTCCTTTGTTTTAGCATAACTTAATTTAGTATTAAGTGTTAAAAACTTGTAATCGTAATCGTGGTTATTAGTAGACCCGTGTTCTTTTTGAGTGTTTATTAAAAACATGTCTCCAGGTGCTATAACTTGTTCCTCTAGTTTACCATTGTTGTTGTGAAATATCACTGCATCAGAATCACTTACATTTATAAGCAAATTAGATTTTCGTATATGGTCTATGTGACCGTCCAGTGTACTGTTTGCTGGTATACATTCTGCACCAATAAGATGATCTTTTAACAGGTTAAACTGCTCTACAAACTCTTGTGGTAATATATCTTTTAATCTACCAACAGGAAACACACACTGGATTATGTTGTTATATTCAAATTCCCAACGTCCATGACCTTGTGTTTGCTGTAGATTAGTAAAAATATCCTTGTACATTTGCATGTATTTATTGTAAAAGTTACCAGTTTTCTTGGTAAAATGGTTGACATTTGACTGTATTCTAGTATAATAGTATACATTGTTAGGAGTAACATATATGAAGATAACGGTACTAAAAGAAGTCACAGACTGGGCATACAAGGGTGTATATCACGTCAATGGCGCCATGGAATTAGTGGCATATCAGCCCACTTTAGATGCACCAGAAAAGGTGTTTAAGACACCAATAAAGAGATTTTCTAAATCATACAGAAAGTTTGAAACAATTAGACAGTATGAAATAGAAAACGATGACCCCAATGTAGTTGAGGTTATTGGTTCAAATGGCAACGTTTACATTATACAAGATGGTAAATGTAGTTGCCCAGGTTTTACTTTCAGAGGGAAATGCAAACATGTTAAATAAAATTTTTAAAGCCGTAGCAGATGCTGGTATAATACTTGCATTAGGTGTTATACTTACATCATGTGCTAGTGGTGGAGGGAGTGCCAGTATTGCTATAGAACCGTCATACACACCACCTCCAACAACAACCACTAACCCAGATGATAAAAGATATCAGTTTGAAGCATTTTCTGATACATTTACACAATCGGCTAGTTCATTAGGTTATAACAAAGTAACTTATCAAGTAGGCGAGTTTAACGATACACAATGGGTAAATGGAAAATATACTGTAGAAGATTTTTCTTTTTTACAAGTTATTATAGATGGTAACCATCAAGGTAAAGATCAAAACAATCCTGATAGTGATGAATATTCTGAAGGTGGTAATTGGATGACTAATGCCAGTTTGATTATTGAAAATGACATCAATCAAGATGGGCACAATGACTTTGTAATTTACATGCAAACATTTGGTGACAGGAATTCCTTACCTGGTACGAGAATGTTAAAATTTGTAAATGATGGCAATGGCCATTTCCAATTAGACTGTAGTGTGTTCGAAAACAATGTTTGTCCTATTGTGTTTGGTCAAGGTTCTACTATGAACAACATGGGCTGGTACAATAATGAAGATGCTCCAGTACAAGAATACAACACAGGTATTGCCCATCAATATGATCTTAACGGAGATGGCAACAAAGATGTGTTTAATGTTAGTCAACTGTGGCTAACAGACAACGGTAAGTTTGTTGATGCACATAATAACTTGCCTGACTTTATGTTTGAAAATTTAAATGCTGACGGAGTTGATGTTGGTATTTTTGTACACGACCATGCAGTAGGTGATTTAAATGGAGATGGATTCAATGATATCTTTATGCCTAACACCACGCCTGTGAGTGCATATAACAACGGCTACAAGTTTTTTATGCTAAACGATGGCACAGGTAACTTTAAAGATGTTAGTTTTAAAGTAGGGCATTCAGCCTACTTTGCTACATCTACAACTATTGCAGATTTTGATAACGATGGATTTGGTGATATTGCATTAGGATGGAGTGCTTCTGCTTATAGAGATTTAGGTGGTAATAGTGTCGGTGGCATATATTGGGGTAATAACGATATGGATTATACCAGAGACTATACAGCATTACCTCCTGGTTATTATGAAAATAACATTGCATTCGATATGCAAGTAATAGACTCAAACAATGACGGACTGTTAGATATTCTTATTGCTAACACAAATGCCGATCCTTATTATCAAGGTCATGTTTTACAATTGATCATGAATGATGGAAACAGACAGTTTTTTAATTGTTCATTCCTAGACGACGGTGCCACTGACAGTGATTTAGGTGCAGGACATATTTACGTTTTAGACTTTGACCATGATGGTGATATGGATATTTTTGTAGGCCCTGGGCAAGACTCGTATGTACTTTACAACAACGATGGCGACTGGAGTTGCAAAAATTGTGAATTTGCTAGACCTGATAATGGTGCAGTAATGAGTTTGTTATTTCCTGTAGAAGTCGATGGCAAATACGAATACGACTTTATTGGCATTGATATAATGAATATGAGCGATACTCAAACAGTGAGTAACTTTTATATTAGTTTAGATCCTCCAGCACAATTAGGAGAAATGCGTAACGAACTGTTTGGTAAATCTACAAATTATGCACAGGCAGTTTTTAATAACAAAACTATGTTTCATAACATTAAAAACAGTTCATTATCAAATAGTGTATTTTATGTAGACAACACACAAAACAGTATTGCAGGTTATTCTCATAACTTTGACAACTTTGGTATTACACTTGGTCAAACAAATGAAGGCGGATTGTTTTATGTAGACAGGCAACATGGTACATACCATTATGGTGTTGGATACTTTAGTAACAGCATTGATGCTTACAGCAATGGTAAATGGTATGGCACTGGATCTGCTGTATTAGATTTTGATACATTTAATGTGTATGCAGAAAAGTTTATACCTTTATCAACAAATATATTTGTAACTTCAGGAGTAGCATTATACCAAACTGATGTAGCAGGTTTTGTAGAAGAAAATAGTCAGTACAATGTTACAGTACAAGATTTTACTATGAATGATTTAGAAATGTACACAGACATTACTGCTGTTTTACCTTCTCAATACGGTACTACTTTGCTTAGTGCGGGGTTAAGTTCTCATTACAGTTTAGGTACAACTGACATTACTTGGGATGGTGGCTTGGTATCTAAATTCAAGCAAGACGATCAAGTTGCTAGAGCAACAATTAGTCATACTTATAAAATGTTTTATGCTAAAGCAACGTTTAGCTCTGTGGATAGCGATACATTTGAAGTAGGATTTAACTTACAGTTTTAAGCCATCCAATCACCGCTTTTATCTCCACTCTTGGCTTTGTTATATTTGTTAAGAGTGTTTATAAGAGTATCTCGTTCAACAGGACTAAGGTGCCATGCTTCTGAATAAGACACGGCGCCTTCACTGTATATAGCCAGCTCTGCTACTGTTTTGATAATTTTGCTCTGTTCTGCGTCGAGTTGACCTAAGTAGCCTGTAATTTCTTCAGGCTCTGCTGTGCCTAGGAACCCGTGAAAAAATTTACAGGATCAAAGTTTATAGGTGCTACAAACTCTTCTCCACATTCTTCGTTACTACATGTAACGGCAATATCTTGTTTAACACCTTTAGTGTTTATGCCATTTACTAGCTCTTCAATTTCTTTACCAGTTTTATTATCTGTGTTTTCTAAAAACTCTCTGATAGTTATTTTGTCTTTTACAGCAACATTTTCACCATCTTCGTTTGCATACGTGATCGATGATATGCTTTCAATTAAAAGTTCAAAGTTGAGATCTGCAAGTGTTACAAAACTTTCGTTAAATGCTTTTAATCTTGCTAGGTCGTCTTTCATTTCTGAAATACTTTGCATACTTCTTGTACTTTGGAAACTGGCAACACCAGCCTTGATAGTACTACTATAGTCAAACGGTAATGCTTTAATTAGTAATCCATTTGATAATGTAATAGAATATTCTTCATTTAGTTCTTCCATTGTAAGTAAAGATTGCTCAACACTAACTGTAAGATCAGTTGTAGTTTCACATTTAGGACACTTAGCCGCAACGTCTACATCGTCACCGGAACTTGCTCCTCTGATAGCAATTAGTAACGCATCTACATCGGCACTATAAAGTTTTTTAGGTTTCTTTATTTGTGGTACGCAACTCTTGATTAAACTAGATACTGCTTCACCATTTAATAGTGCATCAGGGTTTTTTAGTAATAATTCATCCTTTGTTGTCATAGGATAAATTGCCAATTCCTCATTTGTAGCGTCTGCGTCGATAATTCCCTCATCATAAAACTGACCACCACTTGGTAATTTTGTGTACAATTTAGGTGCTCTAAAATAGGCACTTAAAGGATTCTGTGTATTTTTGCTCATTAAAACTCCTGTTTATATTTTATGATAAATACAATTAAATTAGTTATATCATTTATGATTTAACAGTTTACTTATTTATCTTAGTTAAAACTAGTTATAAAGGATTTTTCGAACAGTAATGATTGAATTTCAAATAGACGGACAAAATTATCGCTTTCCAGATTGGATAACAGAGTCCACTGGCTTGCAAATGAGAGATTTGCTTAAAGAATTAGCAAAGACCCTCGGTGTCGAAGAAAAAAACTTAAATGCTATATTAAAAGCACAACAAGAAGCAGTCGAAGAACTACAAGATCAAGGTAAAGACGGTAAGAAAACTGTTGATGAACAAAAGAAACGTGACGAAAAATTATCAAGAAAAATTGACAACATGGTTGACGGACTCGACGATGTTAGAGCCGCAACAGAAAAAATAGAATTAGAAGTACCTAAATCCTTTAGGGACAAATTAGCAGACAGTTTAGAAGCAGACGGAGAAGTAATTCTCGGCTCTCTTGGCGGCGTAGCAGAAAAACTTGTTAAAGTAGGCGGAGTAATGGGCGGTGCCTTATTGGGTGGCGCAGGTTATGTTGGTAGCAAACTAATGGAAGCCGGTGATACTGTAAACGGTTTAGTTAAAAGCGGTATAGGTTTTAATCAAACGTTTGCCAGTGTAGGTGGAACAGCCACAACTGCTACAGCACAACTAGGTGCATTAGGCTTAGGCTTCTCAGAAGCCGCCGAATTGATGAAACAAAATTCTAATGTAATTGCTACACAAGGATTTAAACGTTTTGATTCAACAATGAAATTTGCCGCTGATACTTCAGAAGAACTAGGTATGAGCTTTTCTGACAGCATGGAAACATTTGCTGAAGCATTATCATCACGTCAACGTTTATTAGATCTAAGTGGTGTAAATCAAACTAGATTAAATACGCAAATTGCAAAAACAACCAAAATACAAACGGTGTATGCTACAGCACTTGGCGAAAGTGTAGATGAGATACAGGCGTTTGTTGATGGCTTATTGTTTAATAACGGCACACTAACAGCATCTATACTGAGATTTAGTAACACAGTAAGAAGTGATTTAGTTGCTGGCCTAGAAGTATTTGCTGGTGGCCTTAGAGCAATGGGCGGTAAGTCTGGTGAATCTATTGCAGAAGCATTCCTCGAAGCAGGTGCCAAGGGTGCTATAGGTTTAAGTGAAAGTGCTATAGGACTAGTAACAGCATTACCTAATCTTGCTGGTCCAATGAACGAATTTATTAGTGGTATTCAAAATGGTACACTAAGCCAAGATCAAGCCAACGATATGGTACAAGGCTTGACAAGTAATTTAGGTAATTTAAGTAGTACAGAAAAAGAAAGAATTAGATTACTTGCTAGGGCAGGTGATGAGTCTGCACAAATGTTAGCAAACTCTATTGCACAGTTTGAACAGTCTGAAAAGAAATTAGAAGACATAAACAAACAATTAGGCGTTCCATTAAACATGGACCTTGTGCAAAAGGGTAGAAACGAATTTGCAAAAGTTTTAGCACAGGCAGGCGGAATGGTAGAAAGTACATTCTTTACTTTGTTTGCTGATCCAGGTGTGACAAAAGCACTAATGGATGGTGTCAAAGAAATAATGGGTGTGTTTGGAATTGCCACAGATGATATGTCTGGGTTAAGAGACAATGCAAAAGAATTTGCAAAGAACTTAGCCGAAAAAGCAATACCAATTATAAAATCAGTTGCCGCAAGTTTAAAAGAATTTGCAGAATATTTAAGAGATACATTTCAAGAAGGTGGTATCAGCGGTGTAATTGGCGACTTAATGAGTAAAGCCGCAGGTGCAGTAGTTAAAGCATTATTCAAAGGTTTACTGATCTTTGGTACTATGTTGTTCGCGGCAAGTGCCGCCAAAGTTGCATTTATGACATACGTTATGCCATCGGTAAAAGACTTTGCAGTTAAAATGTTCCAAGGCTCTGCCGGAGCAGGTAAGTTTCTTTTTGATAAAGCAAAAGGATGGATGGGCGGTTTGTTTGATCCAAAAAGTTCAGGCAAGTTAGCCAAATTTGCACAAAGCTCAGCAGGCTTTATTAAAGACAAAGCATCTGGTCTTGCAGGCAGTGATACTGGAAAAGCAATAGCAGGTAAATTAAGTAAGTTCCAAAAAGACGGTGCCAAGATGACAGAAAATTTAACTAAATCTGTTACAGGCGGCGGCAAGAGTGGCGGTTTCTTAAAAAGTATAGCAGACGGTGTTTCTAAATTTGGTGGAACTAAAGTAATTAAAGGTGCGGCAAGTTTAGCATTGTTAGGTGCTTCAATAACACTAGCGGCAATAGGATTAAAAACATTTAATGAAGTAGACTTTACTTCTATTATAAAAGGCACAATAGCAGTAGGTGGCTTAGCCATGTTGGCACAAACACTAGGCAAAGGCTCAACAGCAATGATAAAAGGTGCGGCGGCAGTTGCAATTTTAGGTGCGTCAGTTATTCCATTAGCAGTTGGTCTCAACATAATGAAAGACGTTGGCATTGGAACTATTGGTGTACTAGCGGCAGGCTTAATAACATTAGGTGTAGCGGCCGCGGCAATGGGTACTTTCTTACCACTTATACTAATGGGTGCAGTAGCCATAGGTGCTTTGGGTGTAGCAATACTACCGTTTGCATTAGCGGCAAACTTGTTAGGTGGTGCAATAGAATCAATTACTAATGGTTTAGGAGCAATCGCTGACTTACCAATTTTAGAAGTAGCAGGATCATTACTGGTACTAGGTGCAACATTTACAATGATGTTACCATTTATTCCTGGCTTATTGCTTACTAGTGTAGCATTAGGACTTATGGGTATTGCACTAATACCATTTGCCTTAGGTGCAGTATTGGCCGCAAAAGCATCTCAAGGATTACCAGAATTATTCCAAGCATTAGCTCAAGTAAATTGGGTAAACCTTATGTTGGCCGCTCCAGCATTATTAAGTTTAGCGGCAGGTATGATGGCATTAAGTGCCGGTGGTTTAATAAGTGGGTTGCTAGATGGTATAGGCAAACTGTTTGGCAGTGAATCACCATTTGATAAATTGGCAACACTTTCTCAGAATGCAAAACACATTGTAGAAATGTCTAAAGAAATGCGTAACATGAGTTCTACAATGGGAGAATTTGAAAGTGCATTAGAGGCCATAGATGCAAACAAAATAAACGACAAGTTTGTGGTTATTGCAGATGGTATATATGTAATGGTTAAAGCATTAGAATCATTAGGCATGGGTTCAATGGCAAAACTGGTATTGTTAAAAGCAATGGGTGTAATGCCACAAGCACAGGCACCAGCAAAACAAAAAACTCCAGCACCAATTGGATTTGGTATGGACAATGTAGAGAAAGATCCATTAGCAGGAACCGAAGTAGATAAATCCAAAGAAAAAACAACAAGTTTTAGACAGACACGAAGAGAAACTACTAAAAAAGAAGCCGGTATTGTTACAATGCGTGATGGCAAACCAGTTGAACTAACGCCAGAACAACAGAAAAAAGTAGATGGTGTAAGAGAACTCAAAAAGATGATGGCCGGCTCTGCAAAAATACCAGAAAGACAAAGTCAGTCAATAGATCCTAAGGCAGTTCCTGTAACAGGACAACGTGAACTTATTGGACCAGAAATACCAGGTGCATCAGGCCCAACACAACCTAAGGCTGATATGGTAGGTCCTAAAAAGCCAGAAGGACCACAAGATATGTCGCAGAGCTACTTAGAACAAATGGTTGCACTACAACACGAACAAATAAAACTTCTCAAGAAACAAGTCAAAGCAACTGGCGAAATAGATATCTAATCAAAAAAATTTCCATATTTTCCAAAAAGTGATAAATATATGCAAGACAAAGGAAACTTATGGCAACTTGGCGAAAATATTTTAACAGTTCAAACAGCGGACTACCATCTAACGTAGCAGACTCCAGTTCTAGCACAGGACAGTTTGGTGCCGCACGTTTCAGCAGTTGGTTACCCGAAGTATATGCAGGTAGTCCTAACAGACTTATGCGTTATATACAGTACGATCAAATGGACAATGATTTAGAGATCAATGCCGCATTAGATATCTTAGCAGAATTTTGCACACAAGATGATGAGTACACAGAGCAACCGTTTATTATAAAATTTAAAGAAGATCCTAGTGAAACTGAGATGAGTATTCTCAGTAAAACACTTGAACAATGGCATAAACTTAATGACATGAGACGTAGATCGTTTAAACTAGTCCGTGGTACTATTAAGTATGGTGATCAGTTCTTTATTAGAGATCCAGAAACATATAAATTGTTTTGGGTAGATCCTGCTAACGTAGAGAAAGTAGTTGTAAATGAATCAGAAGGTAAGAAAATTGAAACTTACTTTATTAAAAATTTAGATGCAAACTTTGAACAACTAGCGGCAACCAGTGCCGCCGCATTACACTCTAGACCTTATGGTGCTGGTGGTGGTATGATGGCAGGTGGTAATATTGGAGCACAAACAAGTAATTATGGAAGACAAACAGGCGACTCAGGTGCTTCTTATGGAACACCAGTAGATGCACAGCATGTTGTACATATTAGTTTAACAGAAGGCATGGATCATAACTGGCCTTTTGGTATTAGCATATTAGAGCCAGTATTTAAAGTTTTCAAACAAAAAGAATTATTAGAAGACTCTATAATCATTTATAGAGTACATAGAGCACCTGAAAGACGTGTGTTCTTTATTGATGTAGGTAATATGCCACCACACAAAGCACAACAGTACTTAGAACGTGTTAAGTATGAAGTGCAACAAAAACGTGTACCTAACAAAAACAAAGATGGTGGTAATGTAGCCGATGCGGCATATAACCCAATGAGCATGTTGGAAGATTACTTCTTTGCTCAAACGGCAGATGGTAGAGGTTCAAAAGTTGATACACTACCAGGTGGTGATAACTTAGGTCAAATTGATGACTTAAAATACTTTAACAACAAACTGCTTAGAGGTTTGAGAGTACCAAGTTCATACTTACCAACTGGACCAGATGATGGAACAGCTCAGGTAAATGATGGTAAAGTGGGTGTAGCATATATTCAAGAACACCAGTTTGCAAAATATTGCGAAAGGTTACAAAAACAAATTATTAGAAACTTAGACAGAGAGTTTAAAATGTTCCTAAACTATAAAGGTATAGAGATAGATAATTCAACATTTAATATTGAATTTACTAAGCCTCAAAACTTCAGTAGTTATAGAGAATTAGATATGGATACACAAAGAGCTCAATTGTTTACAAGTTTAGAAGCAGTACCTTACTTGTCACAGCAATTTAAACTTAAGAAATACTTAGGATTAAATGAAGAAGAAATGAAAGACAACGAATACTACTGGAAAATGGAAAATCAAGTTGACACACAAGATGAGCAACAAGTTGATTTACGAAATGTTGGTGTAAGACCAGGACCAAGTGGTCCACTAGATTTAGATGCACCAATCGATGATTTACCAATGCCAGAAGATGAAGTTGAGACTCCAGACGTAGATATTGCTAATCCTGGTGTCGATGCCAGCGAACAAATATAGGAGTAAGCATGAGATTAGATGAATTTTACAATCCGGAAAAAGATAGAAGTGCTAGTAGAAAGATTGATGATGTGAGAAAAACTAAACTTACATTGGAAACACTTAATAAACTACGAAAGTACAGAGAAATTAAAAAGTCCGAACAGATTGAACAGAAAAAATTTGCATCACTTATGTATGCAAAGCAACCACAGGCTGACGCAGGCTTTTAAATGAAATTAGTTGTTTGCGGTTGCAGTTGGAGTTGCCGCGATCCTCAACACCCTAATATAGAGTTTGGTCAAAAAGTAGCAGACCATTTTAATTACGATTATGTAAATATAGCAAAGCCAGGATGTAGTAACTTTGGAATTGCCTTACAAGTAGAGTATGCTCTACAAGAACTAAATGCAGATGTAATCATTATAAATGCTACAACACCTACTAGAGGTGAGTTTAAACTCAAAGACTCTAAACGTTATAATCCTATAAAACATTATCATAATGTAGATTACGACCACAAACTTATAGAAAAATTCACTGATAAAGATGCACCAGGCTTTGGTGACAAATACGACCCAACAATACTTATAGATAGTTTTGGTAGTCTGTTAAATGAGAACTTAGATAGTGAATTAGACGATTTATATTTGTTACCTAGGTATAGTAAAGCATTTGATAAAAGTAGTTACGATGCCTTTAAAAAGTGGTTTATACACCTGTTTGATGCCGATTTAGAAAGGCATAAACAACAAATGATACTACAGAATTCCTTATATAAAATGCAATTAAAAGGTAAAAAATTTTTATTTTCACCTAATACATTTGACTGGGCAGAAAGTTTTGATTTGAAAAATCCTAACATTTATTCAGAACAAAACACCCAATGGGATATACCAGTAACCAGCCTGCAACGTAAAGGAATCGCAGATTATCTAGAAGTTTGTGATGAAATATGGGGTAGTTGGGAAAAAAGTAAAGGCCCAGAATACGACCATCATTTACCAGAAGAAGCACATATCAGATATGCTGACACAGTAATCAAACAGTTAAGTGAAGTTATTTAATTAGAATAGCCAGTACTAAATACATTTGTAATTTAAGAATGTTACACGACAAAAATACAGAAATTCATACACATTAGGCAAAATGGGCTCTTTTTTGCCTATTTCTGCCTATAATAATACCTTAACCATAAGTACTACTACAATAATCTGTATTTGTATGAGTACAGATGTGTTTATATTCAATATAGGAGCTCATAATGTCAGATCGCAGTAAATTAGAACAAGTTCTAGAACTACTACTTGCGGAAGATAACGAGCGTGCCGAAGAGCTACTTCACGAATACGTCGTTGAAACTGCTCGTTCAGAGTACGAGCGTATCTTAGACGAAGAAGAAGTAGTTGCTGAAAAAGAAGAAACTAACGATGACGAAACTGTAGAAGAAGCAGAAGAATCAGAAGAAGAAGCAGTTGAAGAGGCTGAAGAATCTGATGAAGAGGCTGTTGAAGAAGCAGAAGAAGTTGACGAGTTTATTGATCATTCAGACGCAGAGCAAGATTTTGTAGCCGACGTAGAAGAAGCAGACGATGATATCGAAAGCGACGAAGTTGGTGAAGAAGAAGGCGAAGCAGACGAAGATGAAGACTTAGAAGATAAAGTTGATTCTTTAGAAGACGAACTAGAAGATTTAAGAGCTGAATTTGAAAAACTTTTAAATGATGAAGACGACGAAGCAGGCGACGATGCTGAAGAAATTGAAATGGACATGGAACCAGAAATGGGCGACATGGAAATGGAAGAAGAATCAGTAGAGTACGACTTAGACGAAGAAGTAGTTGAAGAAGACGATGACGAAGTTGTCGAAGAAGCAACAAAACTTCAAGATAAGGTTGCTGAGCCTAAAGGCGAAGTAATTGCAGATCAGTCACCTTTATCAAGTAAGCCAAAAGGTACTAAAGTTGATGGTGCAGGTAACCCTGTTAAAATCAGTGATGGTAGCGAAGGCGTTAAAGGCGATTCAGCAAAAGACCACACACCAAGTGATAATATCAAAGTAGAGCCTAAAAAGGCTTAATTTTTTAGAGGTAATATATAATAGTGCGTAAGTTATACGAATATTTAGGACCAGACTCAAATAGAATCGAATTACTCGAATCTAATGACGGTAAGGACCTATTCATGCAAGGACTATTCATCCAAGGCGATGTTAAAAATCAAAATGGAAGAGTTTATCCGAAAGATGAAATTCAACGTGCTGTAGAAAATGTTACTAAAAGATTATCAGTAGGTGAGACAGTAATGGGTGAGTTAGATCATCCAGAAGAACTTCAAATCAATTTAGACCGAGTGAGTCATATCATTACAGAAATGCAATGTGATGGCTCGGACGGACTAGGGAAATTGAAAATCATAGATACGCCAATGGGAAATATTGCAAAGGCTTTATTAAAAGCAGGTGCAAAACTAGGTGTTAGCAGTAGAGGTAGCGGTAACGTAAATGAATCAGGTCGTGTGTCTGATTTTGATATTGTTACTGTTGATATTGTTGCACAGCCTTCGGCCCCAGACGCATATCCAAAGACTATATACGAGTCATTATTTAACATGAGAGGCGGTAGCATGATACATGAAATTGCCCAAGACTATACACACGGTAACATTGGTGCAGAAAAGCACTTAACTAAATCAATCGTTTCATTTATAAACGAGCTAAAATTGAGGTAGGAGACTACTATGGCAGTAAATTTTGAGGACCTGATCGAGTCGAATGATATAAACGAGGAAACTCGTCAAAGTATCGTTGAGGCCTGGGAAAGTCGTCTTGCCGAAGCCAAAGAACAACTTACAGCGGAACTAAGAGAAGAGTTTGCTCAGAGATATGAGCATGACAAAGGTCTTATCGTTGAAGCAGTTGACGGGTTTATCAAAGAAAGAGTTGAAGCAGAAATGCTTGAACTTGCCGATGATAAACAAAAAGTCGCTGAAGAAAGAGTTGCTTACAAAAAGGCTGTTAGCGAACATGCTAAAAAACTTGAAAAGTTTGTAGCAGAAAATCTTGCAAAGGAAGTAAAAGAACTAAGAGCAGATAGAACTAACGTTCAATCACATGTTTCTAAACTTGATAATTTTGTTGTTGAGCAATTAGCAACTGAATTAAAAGAGTTCCATACAGACAAGCAAGAACTCGTAGAACAAAAAGTGAAGATGGTAAGAGAAGGTAAGAAACAACTTGCTGAATCTAAATCAGACTTCATTAAACGAGCCGCTGACAAAGTTGAGATTGTAGTAAACAAGATCGTAAAAGAGAACGTTGCTACATTTAAAGACGATATCACAGCCGCCCGAGAGAACGATTTTGGTCGTAGAATATTTGAATCATTTGCTAATGAGTATAGATCAAGTTACTTGAACGAAAGCTCAGAGGTAAAAGATTTACAAAAACAAATCGCTGAAGTAAAGAAAGATCTTACAGAAAGCAAAGCAGAAGCAGAAGCGAAAGCAGAAGCAGTTGCTTTAACTGAAAGTAAGTTAAGAGTTGCAGAAGACAAGATGGACCGTAAGGAAAAACTTGACGAACTTCTCAAACCTTTATCTAAAGCAAAAAAAGAATTGATGGTCGATTTACTCGAAAGTGTAAAAACAGATAACTTAGAGAAGCAATTCAATAAGTATCTACCATCTGTATTGGATGGTGAAAAAGTCACTATCGAAGAAAGACAACCATTAAATGAATCAGTGAGAAAAGATCACACTGGTAATAAGAACGTTCAGCCTTCATCTGAAGATGAACAGGACGTGGTTGAAATAAACCAAATCCGTAAATTAGCCGGACTTTCACAATAATTAGGAGAATTAAGATGGCAGAATTATTTGAGAGCAATTGGTCAGCAACAAAGGACGCACTACTTGAAGGTTTAAGCGGTTCTAGAAAGAGCACTTTAGACGTAGTCCTTGAGAATACTAAGAGACATCTTCAGGAATCAGCATCAAGCGGTGCAACACAGGCTGGCAACGTTGCTACTTTAAACAAAGTAATGTTACCTCTAATTAGAAGGGTTATGCCTTCTGTTATTGCTAACGAACTTGTAGGGGTTCAACCTATGAGTGGTCCAGTAGGACAAATCCATACCTTAAGAACAAGGTATGCCGAAAGTGCATCTGGAGTAAATCCAGGTGATGAAGCTCTTTCACCATTTAAGATTGCGAATCAATACGCAGGTAATCCAGATGCAACAGCATCAGCAGAGGGTCAACCAGGTAAGAAGATGAGTATTCAAATCTTAAAACAAACTGTAGAAGCAAAAACAAGACGTCTATCAGCAAGATGGACATTCGAAGCGGCACAAGATGCTGAAGCGATGCATGGTCTTGATGTAGAAGCAGAAATTATGCAGGCACTAGCTCAAGAAATCGTAGTTGAAATCGACCAAGAAATTATCGGTTCACTAAGATCTTTAGCAGGTTCAGGTACTGCTTTAGACTTCGGCGCTATTAGCTCTGACTATACACCAACTTTCGTAGGTGATAGACATGCGTTATTGGCTGTTGAAATCAACAGAAGTGCTAACAGAATCGCGGCAAGAACAAGAAGAGGCGCAGGTAACTACATCGTAGTTTCTCCTGAGGCTTTAACTATTCTTCAGTCTGCTACTACTTCAACATTTGCTAGAACTACAGAAGGTTCATTTGACGCACCTACTAACACTAAACTTGCTGGTGTACTTAACGGTACTATCAAGGTTTTTGTTGATTCATATGCGGCAGACGGAACTAAAGTCCTAGTTGGATACAAAGGTTCAAGTGAAACAGACGCTCCAGCGTTCTATTGTCCTTACATTCCATTGATGAGTACAGGTCCTGTTATGGATCCTGCTACTTTTGAACCAGTTGTAAGTTTCATGACCAGATATGGTTATATCGAACTTACTAATACTGCTTCATCTTTGGGTAACGCGGCAGATTACGTTGATGCAATCACTTTATCAAACGTAGCATTCCAGTAAGATCTAATCTTAAAGGGAACATCCAAGAAATTAAAAGCATCTACTTCGGTAGGTGCTTTTTTTTGACTTTTTAATCAAAATGATAAATACATTATAAATGCATTATGCAATTAGGATTTTATAAATGACAACACAATCAAGATTCAACCCGGACGGTAGTTTACATTTAAACGGAGATTTATTCATAAACGAACAAGGTAACTTAACTGTTACTGGTTTTTCAAATGTCACCGGAAACGTAAACATTACTGGTAGTACAGTTATCGAAGGTGATCTACGTGTTGAAGGAAATACTACTTACATAAGTGACACAGTTGCACAAAACTCTGCAGATGGTTATATTATTGATTTTGATAATGATGCATCAACATCCTTTTATCAGTTTGGTTCTGCAGGAGCCAAAATGGCATGGGACGGTGCAAATTTAACATTAGCACTAGAAAACGGCAGTAACATAGATACATATTTTACTGGCCCAGTAGATGTAAGTCAAAATATTACAGCACACGGCAATTTAAATGCAAACAATATTACAGCAAATGCAAATGTTGATGCAATAACATTTAATGGTACAAACTTTAATGGTACAACATTTACAGGTACTAGATTCACAGGTACCTCAACTAGAGCAGATAATTTAACCACAGATATTACACTTACTTTAACAGGTGATGTTACAGGTAGTGCAACATTTGGAATGACATCAAATGGTGGTTGGTCACCTAGCATTACAACAACTATTCAACCAAATAGTATAACACTAGGCACCGATACAACCGGCTCTTATGTTTCAGGTATTGCTGATGTTGGAAATGGCAATTTAGTAGTCACAGGAAGTGGAACAGAAACAGCCGCAGTAGCATTAGATTTAGGTGACACAACGGTAACTCCAGGGTCATATGGAAATGCAACTCATACAACAAGTTTTACAGTAGATTCAAAAGGTCGAATTACAAGTGCTAGTGAACAATCAGCAAATATTAGTTCAGGACAAATAAATAATTTTGTAGCAAGTGTAAGATCTAATATTAGTGTAACTGATACAGGTGGTGATGGATCATTAGCATACAACAGCACATCAGGTGTAATCACTTATACTGGTCCTAGTTTAGCAGAAGTACAAACAAGAATAGACAATTCAGCAAGTAACGTTAGAGCACATCTAAGTGCAAGTAACGGTGTTGACTACAATAGTTCAACAGGAGCCTTCCAAGCAGTTGAAGGTGAAATACAACATGATAATTTAGACGGTTATGTTGCGGCAGAGCATGTAAACCATGATAACGTAACACTTACAGCCGGCACAGGTTTAACAGGTGGCGGTACGATTGCTTCATCAAGAACATTTAATGTTATAGGTGGCGATGGTATTACTGCTAATGCAAACGATATAGAAGTAGATAGTACAGTTTTAAGAACAAGTGGCGATCAAAGTATTGCTGATACTAAAACATTTACAGGTAGTGTAGATTTAACTGGTGCAACAGCAACAGCAACTACACAATCTCCAGGTGCAAACAGCACGGTTCTTGCAACCACGGCCTATGTAGAAAAAGCAATAGTAGATTTAGTAGGTGACGCACCGGCGGCACTAGATACATTAGGCGAAATAGCAAATGCTTTAATAGACGATGCAAATTTAGGTAACGTTTTAACAGCAAAAATTGTTGGTGCTAATGCAGACATAGTAGAAAGATTACCAATCAACGGTAATACTGCAATGTCCGGCGAGCTCACATTGTCGGGAAGTCCAACAGGCGGCTCAAATGCCGCAACTAAAAACTATGTTGACACAGTTGTTGCGTCATCTGTAGATGGTGCAAACACTAACATTTATGGCAACTTAGTAAACAAGAATTTCGAATTACAATCCAACTGGTATAGATTTAGCCACACAGGTAATTCAAGTAATGCATCAACTATAGCATTTGGTAACTCTGACATAATCATAGAACCAAATCTAAGTGAGAGTGCAAATGCATCAAATGAATATCCTGTATTGATAAAAGGTACACCTTTAAGTGGACCACAAAACATAGATAAGAAAACTGTATTCAGAGATAATGTTGTAATCTCTCCGGGTTACGGAACAGAAGCAACATGGCCTGCAGGTATAGGTATTCCTACTACAATTATTACTAGTAATATTATACATTCAAGAAATAGTAATACAGATGTAGGCACAAATCAATTTTTTGCTTCTAACGTAGACTATGTATTAAGAAAAGGAAACATTGACAGCAACGGTGGCTTAGTAATTCAAAACAGTAATATTAGCATGATTACAGATGCCAATGATACTGTCTCAACTTACACAGGTGGTTCAACAAGTGGTACATTAAATACATCAGCAACATACAGTAGTGTTGAAGTTGGTGTAGAAAGAGCACACTTTGTAAACTTTGGTAAGTCCACAATGTTTGTGGGAGACTTTAGTAACGTTGCAACCTATACAAGTGTGTATGATAAAGCATCAGAATCAGATGCGGCAAACAATTCAGGTGATGGTAATACATTTACTACTGGCTTTAGACCGTTAGAAAGACTCACAGTTGATGGTGCTATACAATTAGGTGCAAGACATACACCAGCAAACTTATTAGTGAATGGTACTATTTTCTATGATGCATCACAAAACAAATTAAAAGGTGTACAAAACAACCAAGTTATTGAACTTGCAGGTGAAACTGTTAGTCAATTAAATGTTGGTGACGGTACATCAGGTGACTTTACAATATCTCATCCTCTATCAGGTGGCACATATTTCTTAAAACAAATTAGTGCTGGTACAGGCATAGACGGTGTAGAATCAGGAAGTTCTAATACATCAGTACTTACTTTTAGTGCAAATTCCGACAACATAGTAAATGTTGCAAGAGGCAATATTAGTTCAGTAGACAACGGCGGTGACGGATCATTTGCATACAATAGTGCAACAGGTGTGTTTACATATAATGGTCCAAGTGCAACAGAAACAAGAGCACACTTTAGTGGTAGCAGTGGTGTAAACTACGACAGTTCAACAGGTGCTATTACAGGCGATACAGCAGAAATTAGAGGCATGTTTAGTGCCGGTGGCGATTTAAGTTATGATAGTGGAACAGGTGTATTTAGTTTCACAAATGATGCTGGAGACATTGAAAGTGTAACAGCAGGTGACGGTATGACTGGCGGAGGAGTATCAGGTGCAGTCACATTAAACGTAGTAGGTGGAACAGGTATTACAGCAAGTGCAAATGATATCTCACTATCTGCAAGTGGAGTTAGTGCAGGTACATACGGTAATGCAGACTCTATACCAACTATAACAGTTGACACTTACGGTAGAATTACATCAGTAAGTGAAAATGCAACAGGTTGGAAATTCACAACTGACACAGCCGGTAACGTAGATGTAAATACTGGCAGTTTAGTACAAGTTTTAGGTGGCAATAATATTGATGTTACACACAGTGGTAGCAACATTACTATTTCTACATTGGCTGACATTGAAGGTGTTACAGCCGGTACTGGTTTAAGTGGCGGCGGTTCCACTGGAACAGTATCATTATCATTAGATGAATCGCATGTTAAAGGTTTAATAAGTGCAAGTGGTGACTTAGCATATAACAGTAGTACAGGTGTTGTTAGTTTTACTGAAAGAACAGATGCTGAAGTTAGAGGACTTGTTTCTGCAAGTGGTGACTTAGCATATAACAGTAGTACAGGTGTTGTTAGTTTTACTGAAAGAACAGATGCTGAAGTACGTGGCTTATTAAGTGGCGGAACTGGTATCACATATGATAATAGCACAGGTGCTATTAGTTTAACAGATACAGGTCTTATTACAGGTGTTACAGCAGGCAGTGGTTTAACTGGAGGTGCAACTTCTGGTACAGCAACTTTAAATGTTGTTGGCGGAACTGGTATTGTTGCTAATGCAAATGACATAGCAATTGATTTCTCAGAATTTAACACAGGCAGTATCACAGAAGGTACTAACTTATATTTCACAGGTGCAAGAGCAAGAGGAAATATTAGTGCTGGTGGCGATTTAAGTTATAATAGTTCAACTGGTGTTATGAGTTATACTACACCAACTATGTATGCAGATTCTGATGCCAGAAGTGCTATTAGTGTTACTGATGCAGGTGGCTTAGGCTCAGCATCATACAACAGTACATCAGGTGTTATTACTTATACAGGTCCAAGTAATGGTGACATTAGAGGACTCTTTAGTGGCAGTGGCGACATTTCATATAATAGCTCAACTGGTGTATTCAGTTTTACAGACTCCGACACAGTAGGCACAGTAACAAGTGTAAGTGTTGGCACAGGTTTAGATGTAAGTAATGCAACTACAACTCCAAGTATTACTTTAGACTTATCAGAACTTACTGATATGACAGCGGCAGTTGTTGGAACACAAGACGAACTAATACTACTTGACAATGGCACAGAAAGCCGTAAACTTATATCAGAAATTACTCTAAGCGACTTTAACAACGACTTAGGTAACTATGGTGGTTGGTCAACAACTACTGGTACAGTAACAAGTGTTAGTGGTGGTGCTGGTTTAACTGGTTCAGTATCAACTAGTGGCTCATTAGCCGTTGGAGCAGGTACAGGTATTACTGTAAATGCAAATGATGTTGCGGTAGACATGAGTGCATTTAGTACTAGTGATTTAAGTGAAGGCACAAATGATTATTATACAACTGCAAGAGCCAATAGTGCTATAGATACAAGAGTAACAAAATCGTTTGTTGATAATTTAGGTGTAAATGCAGACACATTTGATAGTCTAGACAGTGGTGCATTCTTAAGAAGTAATACAGATGATACACATACTAGTAACATTGCACCAGGCTCAACTAATACATACAATCTAGGAACAAGTGGTCTCAAATATGCAAATGTTTGGGCAACTACATTTAGAGGTGTATCTACTTCGGCTCAGTATGCGGATTTGGCTGAAAAATACGAAGCAGATGCAGACTACGAACCAGGTACTGTTCTAGTTATAGGTGGCGAAAAAGAAGTCACTGTAACAGATGAGGCAGGCAGTTACAAAGTAATAGGCGTTGTAAGTACAGACCCTGCATATTTAATGAACTCAGAATCAAATGGTGTAGCAATAGCATTACGCGGTAGAGTACCATGTAAAGTAATTGGTAATGTGAATAAAGGTGATGTACTCGTAACAAGTGATACCCCAGGGTATGCAATGGTAGGTGCTATGGCACATTCATTAAGTCCATTACAAATAGTTGGTAGATCATTACAAACAAAAACTGATGCTCAACCTGGTGTTGTAGAAATCATAGTTTAAATAATTCTAACCTAAGCAAATCTTATCTTTCTGATAAATATACTTTATAATTATGCAATCCATAATTGACTAATACTCGACGGAGTATTAGACTACAATAATGTAGACAAATATAGGAAGAATAACGATGGCCACAGCAATTCAATGGAGACGGGGTACCACAAGCCAACACAGTAGTTTTACTGGTTTGGTAGGTGAGATTACTGTCGATACAGATTTAAATACCGTTATTGTCCACGACGGCTCAACAGCAGGTGGACACAGAATTGCAAAGTTTTCGGAAGTAACAGCGGCGGCATCAGGTGATATATCATCTGTTATTGCAGGATCAGGTTTAACTGGTGGAAATACTTCGGGCGATGCAACTCTGGCACTAGACTATGAAAACTTAACTGGTAACTTAGTACCATCCGCAAACAACACTTACAGTTTAGGTACTGCATCAAGTGTGTGGAAAGATGTGTTTGTTGGTCCAGGTTCATTATACGTGAACGGGCAACAAGTTTTAAGTGATAGTTCAGGAACAATTCAACTTAGTGCAAATGCAAACCAAAACATAGGAATCTTAACTTCAGGTTCAGGTGATATAGAATTAAATGCATCAGGAACTGGTGTAGTAAATATTCAATCAGCAATGACTTTTGACTCCGGACAAGTACTAACAGGTACTGGCGGACTAACAATGGGTTCCAACGTAGACTTAAACAGTCAATACATAAACAACTTAGGCACACCGGTAGCAAGTACTGATGCGGCAACTAAGGCTTATGTAGATGCACAGGTTGATACAGCCGATGCATTAAGTGAACTAAGTGGTGACTCAGATGATGTCACTGAAGGTTCAACAAATTTATATTTTACAAACGCAAGAGCAGATGCTAGAGTACAAGCGGCAATTGATACTGACACTTCTTTTAGTGCGGCATCAGACACGTTAGTACCATCACAAGCGGCAGTAAAAACATACGTTGATGCACAAGTTGATACAGCAGATGCATTAAGTGAACTAACTGGTGATTCAGATGATATCACTGAAGGTTCAACTAACGTATTCTTTACAAATGCTAGAGCAGATGCTAGAGTACAAAACGCAATAGTAGATTCAGATACTTTTGCTGGTGCAAGTGCAACTAATGTACCATCAGCAGAATCAACAAAAGCATACATAGACGCACAAGTGGCGGCCAAAGATGCTTTAAGTGAACTAAGTGGTGATACAGATGACGTATCAGAAGGTTCAAGTAACCTTTACTACACTGATGAAAGAGTAGCAGATAAAATTGGCGGAATAATGTCAGGTTCAGGTAACATTGCTGTTACTTACGATGATACCGCAGATACTATTGTAGTTAGCGAAAGTTTAACAACAACAGATATTACAGAAGGCGATAACCTTTACTTTACAGATGCAAGAGCAGATGGTAGAGTTACAGCAGGTTTTGCCGCTAAAGATACAGACGACCTAAGTGAAGGAAGTACAAATCTTTATTTTACAAATGCAAGAGCAGATGCCAGGATAGCCGCAACTGACACTGATAGTGTTAGTGAAGGTTCAACTAACTTATATCACACTTCAGAAAGAGTGTCTGATGTAGTTGGTGCTATGGTAACAGGTAATACTGAAAGTGGTATTACAGTTGCTTATGATGATGCAGATAACACATTAGACTTTACTGTAAGTATTGCAGGTTTTGATACTGCTGATTTAACAGAAGGTACTAATTTATATTATACTACTGCAAGAGCCAATGCCGCAATTGAAGACTATGTCTCAGGTGGTGCTGGTTTAACATATAGCAGTGGCGTATTTGCAATTGGTTCCGGTGATGGTATTGATGTTGCCGCAGATGCAATTTCAGTATCTTCAAGTATTGCTGGTGCTGGTTTAACATATTCCTCAGGAGTAGTAAACGCAGTAGGCGGTGACGGTATTACAGCAAGTGCTGACAGCCTAGACGTTGATAGTACAGTTGTAAGAACATCAGGAACGCAAACAGTTGGTGGTGCTAAAACATTTAGTGATGACTTAGTCTTAAGTGGTAACTTAACTGTAAACGGTACTCAAACAATTATCAACACAACAACTGCTTCTTTGGCAGATAACATTGTTGAATTAAACAGAGATGCAAGTGGAACACCTTCAGAAGACGCAGGTCTGCAAGTAAACAGAGGTTCAAGCTCAGATGTATTCCTTAAGTGGGACGAAAGCAGTGACGAATGGCAGTTTACAAATGATGGTTCTACATACTATGCATTATCAACAAGCACAAGTGATTTAGCAGAAGGTTCAAATCTTTACTTTACAAACGCAAGAGCAGATGCTCGAGTAAATGCTGTATTACCAAATACAGATAGTTTAAGTGAAGGTTCAAGTAACTTATACCATACATCAGCAAGAGCAGATGCTAGGTTTGATGTTAAGATTGCGGCGGCTGATACAGGCGATTTAAGCGAAGGTTCAAATCTTTATCACACAACTGAAAGGGTTCAAGACATTGTTGGTGCAATGGTTGGATCAAACTCAGAATCAGGTATTACTGTAACATATCAAGATGCCGATGGCACATTAGACTTTGCAGTTTCTAACACAGATTCTATTGCAGAAGGTTCAACTAATCAATACTTTACTAACGCAAGATCAAGAGCGGCTATTAGTGTAAGTGGTGACTTAGCATACAACAGTAGCACAGGTGTTATTAGTTTCACTAATGACGCAGGTGATATAGAAAGTGTTACAGCAGGTACATTGTTAGACGGCGGCGGCACATCAGGTGCTGTTACATTAAACGTTGATCTAACTGAACTACCAGACATGACAGCGGCAGTTGTAGGTTCTGCAGACGAACTTGTATTACTTGATGATGGTGTACAAAGCAGAAAACTTATTAGTGAAATTACATTAAGTGACTTTAACAACGACCAAGGTTGGACAAGTAACGTTGGTGACATTACAGCCGTTACAGCAGGTAATGGTTTAACTGGCGGTGGTTCAAGTGGTGGTGTAACTCTTAACGTAGCAGGTGGTTACGGTATTAGTGTTGCGGCAGACGAAGTAGCAATAGCAAACAGTGATATCAGAGGATTGTTTAGTGCAAGTGGAGACATTTCATATAACAGTTCAACTGGTGCATTTAGTTTCACTAACGATGCTGGTGATATAGAAAGTGTTACAGCAGGAACAGGTCTTTCAGGAGGCGGTTCAAGTGGTGCAGTTACTCTTAACGTAAGTGGTTTAACAGTATCAGAATTTGCAGGTGGTTCAATTCAATTAGGAACAGAATCATTTAGTGATAGCGATACAGCATTGATGACAGCGGCGGCAGTAAACGATAGAATTACAGCATTTGGTTACACAACTAACGTTGGTGATATTACAAATGTTACTGCTGGAAACGGTTTAACAGGTGGTGGAGCAAGTGGCTCTGTTACTGTAAACGTAGTAGGTGGTACAGGTATTGACGTAGCGGCTGATAGTATATCAGTTGATATGGGCGACTTTACAACAGCAAACTTGGCAGAAAACACTAACTTATACTACACAGATGCTAGAGCAGACGCTCGAGTAAATGCTATAGTAACTAATTCTTTTGTAGACGCATTGAATGTAGATGCAGATACATTAGACGGAATTAGTAGTGCAAGTTTCATGAGAAGCGATGCGGCAGATTCGCATAGTGGTACTATTACTCCAAGTGCAGATAACAGCATTGACTTAGGTTCAGGCTCATTTAGATATAACCAAGTATTTGCAGTAAGTTTCGAAGGTACAGCAACATCGGCAAAATATGCGGATTTGGCTGAGAAATATGAAACTGATGAACAAATACAAGCAGGTACAGTTGTATGCTTTGGCGGTGACGCAGAAGTTACAGCATGTGAACATGAAAATGATCACAGAGTTGCAGGTGTTATATCCACTGATCCAGCATACATGATGAACAGCGATGGCGAAGGTCAGTACGTTGCACTAACAGGAAGGGTACCATGTAAGGTAACTGGTCCAGTTGAAAAAGGTGACTTACTAGTTAGTTCAAATGTTAAAGGTCATGCTAAAGCAGACAATAACGCATTACCAGGAAGAATAATTGGTAAAGCAGTTGGTATGAATACCGAAGGCGAAGGCGTAATTGAAGTATTAGTAAATATGATGTAAGACAATTACAAATTAAAAAGGGAGCATATTGCTCCCTTTTTTTTGACTTTTATTTCTAGTTTAGAAACAACGATTTGCAACTCTGTCTATAGAGCCAGCCTTCATGAAGTCGTTAAATTTTTTTAAGTAGTCAGATGCCGTACCGAGTAATGGACGAGTATATCCGGCTACTATTCCTAATGGATTCGCCATGTTATTCTCCTTGTTGTGTGTATCATTATTGCTAGTAAGTTTGATGTCACGTCACCTCTGATGAGGACTGTTACATTTTGTCAAACATTATGTTACAATTATGTTACAGTTTTATTTATCAAATTACTGGAGTTTAAATGATAAATACTTGTAGATACATACACAGCACACACTATAAAAACAAACATAAACGTGAGTGTGCAATGGAAGACATATTTTTATTGATAGCCGAAGTCGGCGCACCGATAGCCGGATCCCTGGTTATGGGTTTCTTCATTTTCCTAGTAATTAGGCAAATTCTTGATGGCATTGTAGACCAAGTTAAGACCCTTACAATCTTTTGTAACAGTTTAGAAAACAGAGCAAGAACAATGAGTAATGAGATGATGAAAATTGATTTGTTAGTTTCTAGTGCTTTGGAATTAAGACCAGATATTGAACGTATTGCACGAGCAGAAAATTTTGTTGAAGATGGCAAGTTGGACGTTAGGAGAGACTAATGGATTCTGTAGCAGAACTAATTGGGCAATACGGATTTCCAGTAGTCATGTCAGTTGGTATGGGCTACTTTATATATTTTATATGGTGGTTTATAGGTGAAAAAATAGACCCAGCATTAGAAGATATGCATATGGCTCTTATTAGAGTTATTGATCAAACTAGAATGCTAGATCAAGACATGATAAGATTACAACAAAAAGTTGACGTAGTGTTAGAGTATCGTGCAAGACAGCAAGTACTCGAAGATGCAGAAGAGAAAGAAGCATTGAGAAAACTCAAGGAGATGGAAGAAAGTGAATGATAAAAAAACAGAGCCCACTTTATGGACAGGCAACGATTTATTTAAAGCATTTACATACGGACTGTTATTAGGACTATTAGCAATGAGTCCAATGTTAGTAGCAGATGAATTAAAATTTAAATTTAAGAATCCTAGTTTTAACGGACAAGGAACAGGTGCTCATTATTTAACTATTGAGAACCAAGAAAAATCGAGACGTGATAAGATTAAAAACGACATCGAAGAAGCACTTAAACGTGCAGAAAGAGAAGATCAAAACAGCACAATAAACAAGTTTATTAGAAATTTGGAAAGCAGAATTTACAGTCAAATTTCTAAGGGCCTCGTTGATAGTATGTTTTGTGATCCAACAACGGTGATAAGTTGCACAGGATCAACTAGTGGGGCATTTGATATTGAAGGTAATACAGTTTCATATCAAATTATTACAAATGCAGATGGATTAGAAGTAATCCAACTTACTATTGTTGACCCAGATGGAACAATAACAACAATAGAAATACCAATTGGTATAGGACAAATATCGGGCGGATAATAGACTTGACTAAAAATATTTTTATAGCATTAGTAGGTGTTTTATATTTAAGTGGATGTGCCAGTGTAGCAATACCTGGTGATGAAGTTTGCCGCACAGATTTTTTAGAGTGTGTTGAAGAACCAGAAAAAATAGAACTACCCACATATAGAAAACTTAGATATTTGCCACCGGCAGAAGTTATGCCTGTGGTTGCTATATATCAATTTGGAGATGGCACAGGACAAAGAAAAAGTCAAGACGGAGTTGCTA